TTAAATGTAAAATTGGCAGTGATGTATCCGATCAGGTACATGTCGAACGTATTGTTTTCTATGTACTGCTCAGATACCCCGGCGTCAGCGCCTATGATCCAGTCGCCTTGCTTTCTGACTGCACGATTGTGCCGGTCATCAGTAGACCCGTTCTTTCTCAACCCATAGTCGTAGCTAGTGGTTGAAGTTGGATGTGGCAATAGGATGAGACCTATAGCAGACGACTGACCAGAATTAAGATCTACCCATGATCCGGTTGTGGCCGTGCTGACATCTGTCAAATTTGTTAAGAAGGTTACATCTATAAAATACCCAACAATATAAATAGATATGGCTGTCGAGTTTCTATAAAATTCAAATATATTACTCGCATCCAGACCCACGAATGCCTGTACCTGCGCGCGTGCAGTTACCGCATCCGATAGATCATCAGTAGAGCCGTTTTTTCTGTACCGATACCCCACGTCGGAAGTATGTGTGTTTATCACACGTAGAGCAACACCCGTCACGCCCGCCGGAAGGGAAGCGATATAATCGTCTACGTCCACCTCCTCATAGGCCCCGGTGGAACTGAGAGTCACGCTCACCGGGTCTACTGCCACGTATTGCTCTGCCATGTCTATCCTATGCTAATAGTCTAGCTCTTACTTGCGCTTCTGTGAGCGCTGGCTTCTCCTGCTGGGCTCTGTAGTAGTTGGTTATGCGTGTGATGACACGCAAAATCAATAGCGGCCTCTCTACCACAGCCTCCCGGACGTTCTCAACGAACTCCGTGTCCAGCTCAGCCTCGGTCACCTCTTCGTAAAATCCATAGTTCAGTAGCTGAGTCTCGGCTTCTGTCTGCAATACTGCCTTTGCCGCCAGGTAGGCAGGATCTTGCAGGTTATCTTTGTACTGAGCCGTCAGAGCTTGCTTCCTAACAGCCCAATCGTCTCGATAGGCCCGGACCACCGCAAGGAACTCAAGCTGTTCTTCAAGAGAGCCCTGAGATTCTACGTGGGCTCTCCAATCGGCTGCGCTCTTCTGTCTGATCATGTGGTCGCCGTGAAGCTGATATCCAGTGCGCCAGCCGCGAAGCTTGGCGTGTCGTTGGTACCGATGGTCTTTTCTTCGGACAGTGTGCCGTAACAGATGACAGCAGCCCCACTGTTTGTCAAGTGGTTGGCGATGAAGAACGTGTCAAGAGTCCCCCAACTGGCTGAAGCCTGCGGGAAAGTGATCGCTGTCTTGTTATCGACTGCCCCATTAGCAGCCGTGTTCCAGTTTGTGGAGCTGTTCACTACAGTGACCCTGGCATAATTGCCAGCTGAGGGCTCGCCAGTCACAGTCCCATCAGCAGCGACCGCCGTTGCCAGGCCCACATAGACGTTTGCCGGAGCCGTGTACGGCGAGCCAGCCGCCCCGAAGATCAGGCCCAGGATGGTGTTCATCCAGGCCGTGCATAATCCACTTGCTACCATAATTTAGCCTCCTTAACTCTTCCAAGAAGATTGTACAGCCCGATGAGGCACCGCTGCCTGAATGATGGTGCCACAAAAACCAGGCGCATTGCAGCAGGGGGGAGCTTGATGCTGCCCTCCAGAGGTACGATAGGCATAGATCAGGCCCCTTTCTCCGGCTTGTCGGGTTTTACCGTCTCGGGTTTGGTCAGCCTCTTGAACTTTTGAGGGCTGGCGGCGGCCTTCCTGTCCATACGAGATCCTGCCTCATAAGCCACATCGCGGCCCGAGACCAAGTTCTTGTAGGTGATCATTATGGGGCCTGCCATCTAAGGCACCCCCACGACGAAGGCTTTTCCTCGGGTAGCGTTGGTCTGGATGAGGATCGTTCCGTTGGTCTGTAGGAACCGGGAGGTTTCGAAAGGCCCGAGGATATAAGTCTTGTTGACGCTCAGGGTGTACAGCTTGTCTCCTAGAGCTCCTTGGATGAACGGGCCGGAGTGGACCGTGAGATTAATTCCCAGCAAGCTTGCGGCGGTTGTGTTCACGACGAGCAACTGGTTACCATTGTCGATCGATATGAACGTGTTCCAGGTCGCAAAAGCGCCCCAGATATTGGCCCCGCCATTGTCAGTGTCCGCCCAGGTCTGATTATACTGAGGGAGCACGTTAGCCGCTCCCATGCAAGGAGCTGCCAGCATTGCCAGCAGCACCAGAATAGATAGAATAGATTTCATGACTTCATCCACCTCAAGTGTAGCAGCTCAGCACGCCGAGGCACTCGGGCCGCACTACCTTTCCTCCATACACCTGCAGGCCCTTGACGGCATCAGAAAAGCTATCCTCAGGGCGGAAGGGCTCGACCTTCAGGATCTGGGAAGCAAAGGTTATTGCCTGGCTGGTTCCGAACATGACCTTGTAGACGTCGTGGCTGCCGTCCCCGTCCTCAATGTACTCCACGTTGTTGGACTCCATCACTGTGAAGCCCGCGATGTTGCCCACCTGGCCGTTCCTAAGGCCCATCGTGGTGCCGCTCACATCGGCCTTGGAGAAGCGATCATCATTCAGCATGATTGTGTAGAGCTCGGGATGGACGATCATCCACCATCCACCAGACTGTACATTCTGTTTGATGAGAGCCTGCCTGCAGAGGGTCACCAGCTTGTAAATGTTGTTTGGGTCGCCGTTGGTGTTGTTGGGTGCCTTCGGTGCCGCCGTGGTCCCAAGCAGGTTAGCCGTAGCAGCTCCAGTGTACATACCGGCAATGAACTGGTCCACCTCGTCCCTCATCTTGTAGGCGGCTCGGGCCATAGCGGACTGCATGACCTTGGGCCTCTGCTGGGCCTTGTCGATGTCGTCCACTTCGAAGTTGAAGTAGTCAGCCTCGGTGATTTCGAGCACCTGCTGAGCGCCGGTCAGAGTCTCGGGAGCGTCGATGGACCCGTTCTTGGTGTACGCCTTTACGGTGATATCGCCGATCTGGTTGATTCTAACGGTGTCACCTGCCTGAGTGATCTGTCCCTCATAGTCTCGATTGATTATACCAGGCTGGGCGAACACCAGCGCCTTCTCTAAGGCCATCTGGAGCTCGTTAGCCCAAATTTCAGGAATGAAATTGTCAATTGCCATAAGGTATCTCCTACTTGATTTCTCCGTTCTCAAGAGCCTTCATGATAGCGTCCTGGTTCTTTCGATACCAGTCAATGTCCTTGCTTTTTTGAGCAAGTTCCGCCCTGGTCATTCCAGATAAGCTGTTGCTTTGGTTCTGGATACCAGTCTGCCCCGCGCCCTGGGCCGCTTTGGGTGGCTCGACCTTGAGCCTGGTGGCGAGCTTTGCAACGCTGGCGGCCACTTCTTCCTCCGTGGTCCCGGATACGGAGTCAATCCATTCGGCTGCCACTCCCGCCTCAGCAAGCTTAGCGGCCTTGACCCGCTCCAGCTTGAGGCTGGACAGTTCTTGATCTTTC